TCGGTATCTGTCGAGACTCTTCTAACAACCTTTACGTCGCCAATGCAGGTGCTTTGACGATCTCAAAGGTCACGACTGCCGGTGCTGTCTCAACCTTTGCGACGATGTCCAGTGCTCCAATCGGCGTCGTTCTTGACTCAAACTCAATCTTCACCGTCACGACAGCGACTCCAAACACCTTCTACCGCTTCGCACTGTCCTCACCGTCGACCATCACAACTGGCTACACGCCACTAGCCACCACTGGCCGTCAAATTGCCGTTGACTCAAATAACATTCTTTACGTTCTCGGCTATAACCCAAACACGATCATTCAGAGATTCTTGGGAACCGGTCAGACCGTCAACACTTTGATCGGTGTGACGGTTGCCGGTTCTCTTTCTTTGGCGCAGGGGGATACAATCTTTTATAACTCAGGAACCGTTCAAGATACCTTCGGGGGATAACCAATGCCGCTTTCATGGAACACAGTCAACACTCACACCGCTGGTGACGTACTGCCCCTGGCCGACTGGAACCAGGCCGCCACTGCGCTGAACTCAATGGTCGGCACCTGGACAACTCAGGGAACCACATCAAACGCCGCAATCAACGGTACGCCACCATTCTTTGCATATTTCGGAGTTGTCAATTTCACTACAAACGCTAGCGGTCAATATACTCAGACAATCCCGAACGGAGGATTCCCCAACGGTTTGATCATGGCGATTGGAATATCTGAAGTTTCTGGGACAACGAACAATCAACTAACAACTGTTTTTAGTAGTTCCACAAAAACTGGTGTTATTTGGCTAATGACAAACTCTGGCACCGGTGCCGCATTAGCCACAACAGCAATAACTCTCAACTTTATGATTATCGGCTACTAAGGAGAAAAGATGGCAGACGTTCGAGCACAAATAGTGGCATGGGCCAACTGGGGCGTGGCCAATCACGCAGGCTTCACCTATTCAGAAGGTAATGACCGCATGGAGGGAGTTCACAAGCCAGGCGTGACTCCCTGCGTGTGCGACTGCTCAGCGTTTGTGACCTACTGCTATTCCTGGGCTGGCGCAGCTGACCCGAACGGTCAAGGATATGACGGCCAGGGCTACACCGGCACCTTGCTTTCTCACGGAACCGAGATCCCACTTGATCAAGTAGTGCCAGGTGATGTCATTGTCTATGGCCCTGGCACCGGCGACCACACGGCTCTCATCGTTCAGGCTGGGCCAGACCCTCTGACAGTCTCAATGGGCGAGCAGGGCGACCCTTCGTTCATTCACGTCTCAGGCGATGGGCGTCAACCTCAGCGCTATCTTCGCTTTGACACCACACAGATCATGCCTGGCGTGACTCAGCCCCAGGGTCAACCAGCAGTAGCCCAACCCCAGAGCAACGCACAGCACATCATCATGGCTGGCGTCAGCGTCGCCCAGGTGCAATCCAAGGTCGGCGTGACCGCCGATGGAGTATGGGGGCCAGTTACCAATCAAGCGGTGATCAAATGGCAAGCCGCTCACGGTCTCCAAGCCGACGGAATCGTTGGCCCGAATACCTGGTGGGCGATGAACGCTCAGAACGCTCCTGCTCAAACCCCTGCACCGGCACACCAGAGCCAACCTACAATCGCTCAGGGGGCCACTGGAGCGGCTGTGAGGCTACTTCAGCAACGTCTTGGAGGCATCGCAGTTGACGGTCAGTTTGGCCCAAAGACCGCCGAGGCAGTTCGAGCCTGGCAAGTGAACCACCATCTCAGTGTTGACGGCGTCGTCGGGCCTCAGACCTGGGCGTCGCTCGGAGTGTGACGTGGCTGGAATTACTGCCAACTCATTCAATCTCTGGCTAGGGATCATCACCTCTGTTGGGTTCGTGGCTGGCTTCATCGTCGCCACCTATCGGCACTTTCACAAGAAGTTCACTATCTCGGTGATGAACGAACTCAAGCCGGTCTCGGCGCAGCTCACAACCAACGGCGGATCTTCCCTGCTCGACGCAGTCAATCGAATTGAAACCGAGTTGAACCGTCAAGGAGCAGAGTTAGACATTCTCTCACTACGAGTCAGCGAGCACCTGGCCTATCATAAAGGCCGCGAAGACGCCCTAGCCGAGAAAGTCCGATATGTATGACCATCGCAGTTCCTGAAAGAACTTTTGTTCCAGGTGTGAAGAAGGCCGACTGCAACGGACTCTGTGAAGATTGTGGTTGCTATCAGATCGACAGAGGCGAACCAGACGACTACCCAGACGACTTCTAATGATTCAGCGCTGGAAAGACTTCACCCACAAATGGGGCGATAGGCTCCTTGTTCGCTTTGACCGTTGGTTCACTAGTGGCGCCGGCGTCTGGCAGACCCTGTTCGTCTGTATCGCTATCTGCATCGTTGAGTTGGGGTGGCCCGACCTAGACCCTCACTACTTTTACCTGCTGGCAGTCTTGACAATCTACTCGGCAGTTACCCAGCCTGCCCTCGCTCAGGCCGGTGCAGTCACTACCGAACAAATACGCATCATGGAAGAACGTCAGGCCAAAGAGATCATCGAGATCGGTCAAGTTCTCGACGACATTCACGCCATATTGAGGCAATTACAGATCCCAGAATCAAAGAGAAAGAACGTCTATGAAGACTGATCTCTGGCAGATGGTCGCCCTGTCTGGTGTGGGGTGCGTTGGAATGGCGGTTCAAGACGTTACGAACACCTACTTGGTGCGCGCAATCGCCACTGGCCGAGGGTTCCTGGCCGGTGCGATGGACGCCATCGGAGACCTGGCCAAGTTCGTTCTGCTCTCGTTCTCTGGCGTCGAACTCATGGCGAACTACGGCTGGACTGGCCGAGCGTTTTTATTACCAGTTCTGATAACGGCCTTCGTTGTGACCTACCACGCCACCAACCTCAGCCACGACCTTGAGGACGAAGACGACGCCGCCGAGGACGACCAGCGTGACGATCTCATCTTGGATCTCAAGGCTCGAATCGAAGTGCTCGAATCCACAAAACAGACTAAAGACGCTATCTACACGCATCACCTAGAATCGGAACTCAAGCGAGTCACTCGCAATCTCGCCAACGTGGAAGGTCTCCAATGAGTTACAACATCGTCGTCCCTGTGGCCTCAAACCTGGGTTTCTTGAACTCGGTCACCGTCACGGCCTGGGACGTTTCGCGCTTCGGTTCAACTGCGGTGCCGAACGAAGGCACTGCCGCACCGTCTGGCGCAGCTGACGCTACAGCGGTTTCTGGTGCCAATGGCAACCCAGGCCAAGCAGTTCTGACGGTTGCCAACAATGATATCTACAACATCTTGGTCACCTACTCAGGAGTCAACTATTGGACTCAGGCTATGCCAATCACAAAACCGGCAAGTCTTTACTATGGCTCTTTCTACGACACAACAACTCAAACCAACGGCGGCGCGACCACAGCGAACCTGGTCACGGTCAACACAACAGACGTGGCTAGTGGTATCAGTGTGGTGTCAGGTTCCAAAATCACTTTCGCCAATGCCGGCACTTACGGCTTGCAGTTCAGCGGTCAATTCATCACCACTGGCGGCGGTAGCAATTACGCAGTTACGGTTTGGTATGCCGTCAATGGCACGCCTGCCACCGGTTCTGGTTTCACCTACACCACCTCTGGTGTCAATGGTCAGATCTTGGGAGTTTGTGAAGATACAAACACTTTCAACGCCGGTGACTACATTCAATTCTACTGGTGGAGTCAGAACACCTATATGCAGCTGATCGCGACTGCCGCAGGATCTAACCCGACTCGGCCATTGTCGCCAAGTGTCAACCTCAACACTTGGAACGTCGGCTAATGCCTATCGTGAACATTGGCCCTGCGCCCGTTGGATCACCTTTTGAGATCTTCCCAATCTCTGAGGGCACCGTCTTCGTCGGTACGTTGACGAACACGCCAGGCACCGTGACCAGTGCATTTCTCACGCCAACCGTCAGGGGTTTATTCTCTTACGCAAACGTCAGTGTCAACTCCACCCACCCAACTGTCAACGGAAACTTCGAGGTCTAAAGAATGAGCGGCTACACAGTCATCGCAGGAACCCTGGTTCGGTTCTACACTTCAACACCCTTCACAAACATTACTGGGACGGTCACCGATCCTACCGAAGTCAAGTTTGGCTACACGGTCAATGGTGGGACGCCGACTACGTTCACCTATGGCGTCGGCGCTCAGGTAGTTCGAGATTCCACCGGTACCTATCACATCGACATCGACACCACCGGTTTGTCGGGTACTTGGACTTACTCCTGGGTCGGATATGGCGGAGTCCAGACGCGCTCTGAGGGTCAGTTGATCGTCTCGCCGCAGACCGTTGCGATCAGCGCATAGAAAGTCTTTCTATTAGTCCTCGTGTCTAGTAGCCTTGTTTTGGGCGGTTAGAGAAGGGACAAAATATGGCACTGAAAGACGCTATGAAAATGCCGGATCTTCGAGTCTGCAAGTTTGCTCGTGACGTTGAGAACTACACGCCAGAGGACTTGGAGACCTTGACCGACTGGATTGAAAACAGATTGCCGCTCAGGAGAATTGTGCAGGCATTGAAAGTCGAGTACCCCGAACACTGGTCGTCAGACAACACGGTTTCGGGTCATCTTCACGGCACCTGTTCTTGTCCTGTGGGAACCTTGTTGAAAGGGGTGTGGGGTGAGTAAGAACAAACTAAGAGAGCGGATTGCGGTTTTGCTGATTGAGAACAACGAGCTGCGCGCCAAAAACAAACACCTGGAAGACTGCCTCTTTGACATTCTTGACATCAGTTTCGACGGAATGAGGATTGGCTTTGACAAGATCGGAGACAGTGATGAGCCTGAAGAATCACTCTAAACCCGAAGCGCCGAAGGGCTGGGAGAAGTCAATCACCTGGGACGGCACCAAGGGTGAGATCTCCACTGGGCCGCTTGCCGACGAGCCAACCGACGACCTTTGGAACGAGATCGTCAAAGACTTCGGAATAGGTGACAATCTCAGAATCATTCCAGGTTCAATTCAGATCCGAGCATGGGATTCTTACGCAGGTCGCATGAAGTATTACCGAGCGCGCTTGGAGCCGTCGACAGCCAACGAGGAATCGCGTGTTGACGTTGACGAATTGTGTACAATCATCGAACGGCGGCGACCCTTGGTGAGGGGTGATGATTCTCACCAGGGCGGTGACCGTGCTTTGGTTGTGTGCCTCGCAGACTGGCAAATCGGGAAGGGAGAAGGTGGTGGTACGCCAGCCTTCGTTGAGAGACTCCTAGAAACTTTTGACCGTCTGGAGGCTCACGCCAAAGGTCTTTACAAACAAGGAATCAGTCAGGTCTACATTGTCGGTCTGGGCGACGTGATCGAAGGTTGCAGTGGCTTCTACGCCATGCAGGAATGGCAGACCGACCTTGACCGTCGAGAGCAAATGAAACTCGCCAGGCGAATGATCCTTGACCTTGTCGAGCGATTCATCAAACTCAAGTACCGAATCGTCCTTGGAGCCGTGCCAGGCAATCACGGTGAGAATAGAAAGAATGGCAAAGCCTTCACGACCTGGACAGACAACGATGATCTCGCAGTCTTTGAGCAGGTGGCCGAGATCCTTTCGCACAACGCCGAGCGATACGCAGAGGTCAGCGTTCCAAATGGGGCAATCGCCGACGATCTGACTATGACGCTCGACATATGCGGAGTCGACGTTGGGTTCGCTCACGGTCACCAGGCCAGGGCTGGACAGTTGGCGAATTGGTGGTTACGTCAAGCACACGGCAAACAGCCAATAGGCCATGCCGACATCTTGGTCACCGGCCATTATCACCACCTGGTCTGCTCAGAGTCGTCAGGTCGAACCTGGCTTCAATGTCCTGCGATGGACGGCGGAAGCAAATGGTTCACTAACACCACCGGAGCATCGGCCCCACCAGGTATGTTGACCTTCGTGGCTGGTCAGGGTTGCGGAGATCGAGGCTGGGAAAGGTTGGAAATCCTATGAGCAAGCGGACACCAGGTAGCAAGTATCAAATGAAAATTGCCAAGAAGAAATACGACGAAGAGCGTGAGCGTTACCGTGCCAAATTGCGACGCCGACGGCAAGAAACTGAACAGTAACTATTTGGAACTGACAGCGTCGTAGAGCTGCGCCGGTGAGACCATATAGACATCGGGCCAATCGTGAATCCAACCGCCAGCACGCAGAGACTCGGCGACGAGGGCTGAACAGATCCAAGTGCCAGGCTTCCTGATCGTCAAGAACCAGGGAGCCAAGATGCTCACAGCGATGGACAGAATCGTCAAGTAGCCATAGGGGTCGGAGACCTGACCCTTGGCGAACTCGACTGACTTGAGGTAGTCAGGTTGGCGTCGTCGAATCACCAAGACCTGACCATTGGGTGCGATCTCCTGCGGTGAATTGAACCACCTGCACGTCACTCCACGACTCTCGGCCTGCACTATCTGAATCTTCCCTTTGACCTTGTCAACGTCGGTGATGATGGCCGCATGATTCCAACGTGACCCACGATTCCAGCGCAGTCGCTCGGCCAACTGGATCGCTCGACCTATGAAATCTTTCTTGGCATGAGCAAAGATGATGTCGCCTACCGAATAATCACTCATACACAACCTTCTCTGCTGGGGGTGCGAGATCCTCGCGCCACACTCTTGTCAACTTCCACAATGGTTCGGGGAGAACGTGAACACCAGTTGATCCTCGATGATGCTCGACGCATAGGGCTTCAAGGTTCTCTGGGGATTGAACGTACACAATGAAGTCCTCGTCGCTGAGGTGCAGTCCGTATTCATCGTTGAACTTGTCAACGTCGACGCCACCTTGCCACGCGTGTTCAACTTTGGAGTGGTGGTACTCAATCGGGAGACCGGTCTTGCACCCTGGCACGTTGCAGCTGATCAAACCAAGTGCCTTCATGCGCTTCTTGGCTTTGCGGAACTCGGCACCGCGTGGGCCGTGCGGAGGAATATGTTCAATCAGTCGAACCGAAATCTGCTGATCGTGTGCTGGTGTTATCTGGTCGCTGGACATTGACAACCATTATGCTCCACCTGCTCAATTACCTGTCCTACTGCTTGCGGCAACTTACTGAACGGGATCCCGATGACCTCGCCTTCATAGATTGCGTGGCGACAGCCACAGGGCAGTTCGAGGGTGAGACGTGCGTGGTTCATAGGACTACTGAACCTACACAAAAAGGGCCCTAATCATGGGGGCTAATCAAGACTAGACATTGTGACAACCGTGTGGCAGACTAGCCACCGTGACTATAAAGAGAAGGGAGAGTCATGGCAGTGACCCTATGGGATCACATCAACGATCAGATGGACGGCGGCTTGAAGAAGTTGCTGGTCACCTGGCACACCAAAGAAGGCATTGGTACTCCAACGATTACCAAGCGTCTAAAGGAAATGGGTTATCAAGTCGAGCAACGCACTGTGTGGCGTTGGTTGAAGAAGGAAAACATCGCTCGGAAGGGAGCAAAATAATATGGAATCACTGATAGCAAGCAAGATGGCGGCGGTCTTAGCGGACACGCAACCAGTCGAGAAGAACGGAATGAACCAGCAACAAGGTTTCAGGTTTCGTTCCATCGACGACACGGTGGCGTCAGTCCGAAGGGCGCTGATCAAACACAACGTGGCAATCGTGCCAGAGGTTGTCAACGTCGAGAAGTCGACCTACCAAACCAAAAGCGGTTCGGTCATGAACGTCTCTGACGTACTGGTCAACTACTCGTTCATCGCCGAGGACGGTTCCTCAGTGGTGGCGACGATGGCAGGCCAGGCATCAGACAGCGGCGACAAGGCCGTCAGCAAGGCTTTGAGCATGGCGTTCAAGTACCTGTGCTTCCAGACGTTCCTGTGTGGAACCGACGGTGACCCAGATGCCGAGGTCGCACCCGAGGCAGTGACACCAGCCCAGGCCGGTCTCACAGCTGCGGACAAGAAGCGGATCTCGACGTTGGGCGAGCGCGCTGGCTTGGACAAAGCCAAATTGAAAGAAGCAATCCAAGAAGCAGTAGGTCGGCCAATCGCTTCAACCGCCGATCTCATCAAATCAGACCTGCCAGAGATTGAAGCGTATCTGGCCGAGATGGAAGTTGTAGGGAACCTATGAGCATCACAGTTATCGGAAAAGTTGGTCGGGAGCCACAGTTGTCGTTCTCGAATAGTGGCGTCGCGTATGCAAAGTTCAGCGTCGCTCAGAAGCAGTCCAAGAAGGTGAACGGCAAGTGGGAAGACCAAGAGCCAATCTGGTTTGACGTGACCTGCTTCAACGACCTGGCAGAGCACGTTGCCGAGTCGTTGACCGTCGGCCAGGAAGTCATCGTTGAGGGAACCATCGAGAAACCACGAACCTTCGAGATGAAGTCCGGCGATGTCGGTGTCAGCCTGCCGCTGAAGGCCAACCACGTCGGTGTCAGCCTGCGCTGGTCTATCGCCCAGAGCCTGACGACCCAACCGGCCAAAGCGGTCAAGCCTGACTACTCAGAGGAGCCGTTCTAATGGCAAGAAAAACAAACATACTAAGGGAAGCGATGCGAAATGACTGGAATGAAGAATTGACCTATGAGTCATTTCCTTATGAAACGTACTTACAAGAAGAATTGGTGATTGCACTTCAAAGCGTAGGTCGTGAACTCAAAGGAATTCGTGAAGCGCTGACAGAGAAGGAGAAGTCATAATGCACCCATCACAACAACACAGCATCATCGAGCGCGCCGAGATGATCGTGAATCAGGAGGAGATCACCATGTTCAGAGAGAATGACACCATCAGGTTTCTTGACCAGGAGGCCGAGGCCCTGGCCTACCGGTCACGGTGGCGCTGGCTCGGCACGTTGGGAGCAGTTCTTGTTCTCATCGTTGGTCTGATTACGACGCCAGAGAGCGCAAACATCAACTTTGGCTGGGTTGTCGGTTCTTGCGTGGTTATGTCAATCGGTGCCATCATTGGCCGACGGATCTACACGAAGAGGAGTCCCTGGTGAAACCACAAATCGAAGGTGGAGTAATTGGTGCGCTGGCCGCAGACCTCAGACTCGCGTGGGACACACTCGTCAAAGAGGGTGCCTACCCTGACGAATGGTGGGAGTCCTACATCGGGCGAGTGCCGACGACGCGCAAGAAACTGAACGACGCAGAGATTCTCGGATTGACCTATATGGCCAAGGTTCGAGACGATGCCGAAGCAGAATTGAAGAAGTCAAAGCCGAACCGAGCAGCTCGGCGAGCAAACAAGTAGTGCTCGACCTGGCTTGGCAAGATGGGGCCGCCTGCAAGGGGGAAGATGTCCAGCTCTTCTACCTCGACGCAGACGATTACCCAGAGGAGATCGCCAGACTGAAAAGCCTGTGCGAGTCCTGCCCCGTCTTGGCCAAGTGCCAGGTCTATGCGCTTGAATGGGAGTCCTACGGCTTCTGGGGTGGAATGACCGTCTCGGAGCGCCGTAGAGTTCGTAAGCAGTTTGGAATCACAAAGAGGTCGATCAGATCGGCCCATCTCACACTCTTGAAGGGAGACGTGAATGAACCCCGTAACCAACTTGAAAGGGCGCGCCGAACCTAAGTGGCGGCTCACCACAAAGAACACAATCCTCTGTCAGCCTCACGTCGAAGTCGTCTTTGACCGACTCGGCAAGAAGAACTGGGAGCGCATACCGTTATCAGAACTGATTATGTATCGAGAAGGCACCGGTCATGAACTGCCTTGCGACTGGTGCCAAGAGATCCTCAAAGCCAAGAGTCGAGGCTGGAAGTGAGCGACGAGGCCAGGAACTACGTCAAGAAAAACAGCCCCTACGAAGGTCAAACCTTCTGGCTTCATTACGTCCTTGGAGACATCGCCAACCAGCAACACGATTATGAACTCTGGATCGGCGAGAAGGCTCTCATGAATGAGTGGCCGTTCAAGAGATCTGCCATCGTTCGGGGCTACGCTCAGTTGATCGCCGACGGCTTTTTGGAGGTTCTGGAAAAGCCAGCCCCAGGCCGAAAGGCACGCTATCGGTTCGTCTTTCTTGACGTTGAAAGCAACGGAAGGAACGTGACTCGTAGTGCGACACGTTCAGTCAACGTGACGCGTGGTGCGCGCAACGTGTCTCATGACGCGAAACGATCACCTATATATCTAACTGAAAAGAACTCAAACTCTTTAGAAAAAGTGATTCTCGAAATCTGCGGAATGAACCCCAATGCCCTCACTGCCTCAGCATCGAAGCAACTGATCGAAGCAGCTGAAGAACTGGCCGAGGTCGACGCCACGCCAGAGACCCTCAAGGCCGCCGCCAAGAAATATCGGGCGCAGTGGCCCCAGGCTCAAATCTCCCCTGTGGCGTTAGCACGTCACTATCCCTCATTAGTGATGCCAGAGGCCGTTAGAACGGCTTCTAGGGCCGTCTCAGGGCAAACCTGTCCGTCGTGCGCAGGCACCGGCTGGGAGCATTACGGCGAAGGGAACACTGTCGTGCGATGTCGAACTTGTTCTGCTACGAGACTTGAACCTATTCCAGCGACCCATTAGCGTGGTCAAGCAACCTCAAACAAGGAGACCAAATTGACTCACTAAATCCGAAGATCACAAAGCACACCTGCCACCTGGAAGCGTCTCGAACGCCGGTCAGCATCAAACCACCAGGCCCAACCATCAAAGCAAGTCGGCAAGAAGGGTGTCCGTGATCCCACAGACCAAAGGAGTCAACCATGCGCGCAAAAGCCGCTTCTCTTATTATCGCAATCTTCGCAATATCCATCTACTTCACGTTGGCGTTCATGAGTTCGCCGAATGCCTACTCAAGTCACGAGCCACGCAGCTCTTCGTCGTTGTCGAATGCGCCGGCCATTCTGAGTCACCAGTTGGCCATGCTCGACCACAGGCCACCGGTCATCGAAGTTGCCGCAGTGACTCAGCCAGCGCCACCGGCCCCAGTGGTCGTCGGTGATTACGACCATCGCTGGGACGCCGTCGCAACTTGTGAAGAGGGTGGCTGGGGGAATTACGGTTTCCCTCTCTATCCAGACTCACTCGGTATCAACTCGACGAACTGGTACTCCAACGGTGGTGGCTCGGATCTTTCGCCAGCCGCTCAGGTCGCCGTCGCTCAGCGCATCGAAGGCACGTCATATGTTCCAGACCAGGGTTATTGCGCGGCCTGGTGACCCTGAAAACCCTTAGAAAATAAGGCTTTTTAGATAATCCTTGACATCGTGGCTAACTTCCTATATCTTGTTACACATGGGAACAACCACTAACCAAGGAGACAACAAAATGAAGAACTGCAAAATCTGCGAGATGAACTACAACCCAGAGAAGTCAATGGGTCTCGGAGTTTCAAAGGGAATCGATTATGAGTTTGGAAACACGACACAAGCGTGTCAGTCACCTATGCCAATGACCATCTGTGATCTGCACTACGCAGAGTTCGTTGCCAAATACATTGACGGAAACTTTGGTGCCTACATCAGAGAGGTCGCCAAAGTCTGAGTTGCGAGGCCAGTAGGTCTCGTTGGGTGCTGACCCCCCTCAGCACTCACCGAGGCAGATTGTCTCAACAACATGAGATCTTGAAGGGAGATTCTTATGGAAGACAGAATAATGGAAATAGCAATCGGTGACATTGTGCAGGTGACTGACGATGAAGACCGAACCTACGTCGGCAAGGTAGTTCGTCGACACATGCGCGGCATGCTCATCGAGATCGAAGCGACAACTGGCTCACCAGACCGCATCGTTGTCCCGAGCCGCTTTGTCGAGGCAGTTTTGACTGGTGGCTCACGATGAACCAGAGCCTCTTTGACGCCGTTGAGATCATCAACGAAACCAACCGGCTCTTGGCTGACGTGGTCACCATTGGCCCCGAACAAGCAGCTGCCGAAGCCATCGCCAGGGCCGAGGCTCACGCCGACCCAGAATGGAAAGAGGAAGCACGCTCAGCAATCGACTGGGCCTGCTTGTTCTACCATCACTTCACGACTGATCAGGTCTGGGAGTTCCTCGACCAGCGAGGGATCACCTGCCACGAACCCAGGGCACTTGGGGCGTTGATCCGTCAGGCTCAAGCCCAGGGCAAGATCGTCGCCACCGGTGACTACCGCAAGTCGGAGCGGTCAGAGTGTCATGGTCGACCTGTCATGGTCTGGCGGTCAATCTAATGGCCACGATCTACGGAAAGAACCACAAGCCCTGGACGACGAAGCACATCGTCTCAATCAAGGATCGCTCACCAGAGTCGCTTCAAGAGATCCTGCGCCTGGCCGCAGATCGACTGCAAGACCTCATGGGTGAGGACACCGACGAAGGCACGATTGCACTGATCAACGAATTAGACCGAGTGAGAAGGGACATCTACTAATGAAGACACGAATGGAACAGCACGGAAAGATTGGCACCGGTGACGTTGTCAAGATCAAGGGCGAGCGTGGCACCTTTGTCGTCGAATGGATCGACGGCTTTGAGGGAGACCGCCCAGCCGAGGTCACGGTGATCGGTGGGTCAATGGGTCGCAAGGCCTGGCGCACCTTCACCGAGGAAAAAGTCACGAAGGCACCCAGGAAGGCACAGGTGACCCGAAATGGCTGATCCATGTTTGTGCGGTTACTGGCAACGCGAACACTTGCCAAAAGGCTCAGGCAAAAGCGTCTGGGCTAGTCAAGGCTCATTAGAGCACGGTCTTCACTTCTGGCGCAAGCAAGATGGGCCGTGCCAACCACCAAAGGAGGAAACATGACTTGGATTCTCAGACTCTCGGACAAAGACTTCGACCTGGTCGACAAGAAACTGTGGGACAGCTGCGACATGGAATTGCGCGCAAGGGTCATTGACTCAGCCGAGGAAGTACCGCTCGACGGAATGGGTCGAGAGTACCCAGACCAGCCGTGCATGTATCCCATCGAGCAAGAGATCAAAGCCTTGAAACAAGTCGTCACGGAACTGCGCGCCGATATGCGAGGAGTTCACCAGACGTTCAGAACCAACGGTCTCTACGCAGTGGAGAAGCCATGACGAAACACGGAACCAAGAGTTGCTACGTCGCTGGGTGCCGACTCGCAGAGTGCGTCAAGGCCAACACCGACTACCAGGCCGAGTACCGTCGGCGAGTTCGAGCAGGGGAACTGCCACTAATCAAGGAGCAAGCATGAGCAGATCGACAACTTGCTCCGACACAAATGACGGTGATTGTTATTACTGTCTCGAACCCATTGTTGATACTCCAAAGAATCATCAACACGATCACTTCCCTGTTCCCTATCGTCTCGGAGGTACTGAAGTCGTTTGCGTGTGCGAAATGTGTCACAAACTTGTTGACACGATCAACTTATACAACTGGCCATTTTCAAAGATAATGAAAGGCATGGTCGCCCTGATGGACTCGCCGCCTGAGGCAAGATTACTGATGGCAAAGATGATCAAAGTTGCGATGGACGTTGAGGCGAAGCAAGCATGAAGATCAACTACAACGATGTCGTGTTGATTGAGGGAGACACCAATCACGCCTACGTCGTCGACGACCTTGACACCTACGACGCCAAGGGCAACCTGATCATGGTGGGCCTGAGTCGAATTGACGACTGCAAACAACATGGCCCGAACCGCTTGAGAGTTCGCACCGAGACCGTGACCAAGAAGACCAGAGCCAAGAGGTTAGGCAAATATCAGAGGGATTGGTCAGGGGCCGCCGAGTTCCTGCTGAGCCGATGAAGTGTTGTCACTGTGGCTTGCCTATCATTAGGAAAGGTCGAGAATGGCGACACGAGAAAACAGGTTTCTGGAAGTGTCTGACCACGCACGCTGAACCAGAAGCCCCGAAACAGAAAGGAAAGTGAGATGGAAGTCACTCATCGGGTTGAATTTCTGGGACATGCGCCTCCCTGCCTCTACCTCAGGACTTCATACTAGTCCGTTTGTGCAAGACATACTATTCTATTTGTGCAGGCAGGGACTAGAGGCCCCGAAACGGAAAGGAAAATAGACAGATGGAAGTCACCCAGACAATGACGGTTCCCTACACCGATTACAAGACACTGACGGAGATCGCTACCGCCGCCGACCAGTTCTGTCGCACAGGGCTACCTGAGCATCTCGACGAGCTGCGTGACGCCTGCTTTGGCACAAAAGCCTTCGCCCAAGACTGACTAGGCTCAGGGCATGGCCGAACCCGAAGAGATCACCGACGAGTCCACTGGCGACAGCCGCTTCTATGACCTGCTTCTCGAACTGGCAGGTATGCACGCCAGGAAGTCGAATGACTATGGAATGCACGGAGCCGAGGACAGCGAGACGTTCTTAGCCGCAGATCCATTGTTCAACTTCAGAGGTTCAGTTCTGTGGGGGGTTGACACCTGGGTTGGCGCGATGATCCGCCTGGGCGACAAGGTCTCTCGATTGCAAACGCTTGCCGCCGGTCACGAACTCACGAACGAAAACGCCAGAGACACATTCCTTGATCTTGCCAGTTACTCACTGATCGCGATGATTCTTTGGGAAGAAGACCAGGTTGAAATCGACGTTGACGACTTCTTTGAGGATACCGACGACGACAGTTGAGTAAGTTATTACTCATGGCCATGACCGAAGCAGACTTTGAGAAGCAAGTTGTCGACCTTGCGCACCTCTTCGGATACCGTGCCGCCCACTTTGCAGCTGCGATGAACGCCAGAGGCAACTACCGAACCCCGACGCGTTATGACGCCAAGGGATTCCCCGACCTAGTCCTGGTGCGCGCTGACTTCACAGACCGGCCCAAGCGACTGATCTTTGCCGAGTTGAAAAGCGACACCGGCAGGATCTCGAAAGATCAGGCCCAGTGGATCGACGAACTCTCATCAAGCGCAGAAGCGTACATCTGGCGACCAAGAGATTGGGACGACATCACCGAGATTCTTCGTTAGAATTGGAGCGGAGGAGATGACCGTGAACTACTACTGTCCCAGATGCATCAAAGCGACTGAGCACTTCGCCGCAGGCCAAGGCGACCTACGTTGTCGATCTTGCGGCCTGCTCCACGAACCCATTCTCAAGTGCGAACACGACTGGGACTTTGACGCGAGCGGCGTGGTCTCTTGTGTTATCTGTCGCAGGACTCCATGAGGCAAATATCAGTCAAGCGCGCCGGCCAAATTGCCGAACGTCAACGACTGACCAAAATCCAAGCAGAGAAGATCCCATTTTGCGAAGGCAACCTAGATGGGTGCAAGCGTCAAATTCAAGACGTTCATGAGTTGATCAACCGCTCTCAGAGATCAACAGCGTGGCTCGAACCGACCTTGTTCATCTCATTGTGCCGACCCTGCCATCACTTCGTAACCGTTCACCCACTGTGGGCCAAGAAGCACGGTTATACGCTTTCATCGTGGCAGTATGCACCTTTGACCATTGAGAAGGCCCGACGCGTCAGAGGCAAGTGCCGAGACAAAACCTGCACCAAGGATCACATGGAGCTGCTTTCAGGTGACTAACAACCCCGACAAGATCCTGGTGATGACTCAGGCCGAGATCGTGCTTGACGCCTATAACGCAGGCCTGCAATCGCTGAACGGTTGCCTAGCCATTCTCAACGAGTCAATGCACCCACTGGGCTTTCAGGTGTTTGGCGAGATCAAAGAAGGCATGGATCACTTTGGCCACGCGTACAGCCTGCTTCTGTCATTCTTGGGAAATGAAGAAATTACAAAGTCTTGACATTCAGAGGGTAGGCGTCGATCAGCTGCACTTCCACCCATCAAACGCCAGACAGGGCGACGTTGGGGCAATCATTCAATCCCTAGAGGCACACGGACAATTCAGACCCTTGGTGGTTCAAGCATCAACCATGACCGTGCTGGCTGGCAACCACACACTTCAAGCGGCCAAGATCCTTGGTTGGCACGACATCGAGGTCACCTTGATTGACGTTGACGACGAGCAAGCACTGAGAATCCTCTTGGTTGACAATCGCTCTTCAGACCTGGCGACCTACAACCAGTCCCACCTCACCGACCTTCTTGAATCCTTGGTGCGGAGTGACTTTGGATTACAGGGCACAGGCTTCGAGGGAGATGACCTAGACGACCTGGTGACTGAGTTTGAGCCAGAGCCGATGCCACTCGAACAAAAAGAACCCAAGACACAGGCCTGCCCGAACTGTCAATACACCTGGCAAGTGACGAAAGATGGTGAAGTGATCGAGGTCAACTGATACCATCGGAAAGACTATGACCGCCGGAAAACTTCCAGCCCAGCACGCCACCACAGGAAAGTTCTTACGAACGCCAGACCAGATCGCCAAAGATCGTAAGGCCGCTGATATGCGATCTCTGGGCTACACCTACCAACTGATCGCCAACGAGTTTGGTTGTTCAGTCGGCACCGCACACGACATGGTTGCCAGAGCCGTCAACGAACTGCCAACCGAGGGAGCCGCAGAGGTCAGGAAGATCGAACTAGAGAAGATCGACAACGCCGAGCGATACCTGAACAGCGTTATTGCCAAACCACCGCCCAAAGTTTCAGCCGCCGGCAAAATTGTCAAAGACGACGAAGGCAACGTGGTCGTCGACGAAGGCGCTCGAATGGACGCCGTTGACAAGATCCTGAAAGCCATCGCCGCTCGCGCTCGACTCCTCGGACTGAACGCACCCACCAAGATCCAAGAAGAGATTCTGATTCATCAGGTAGACCCAGACCGAGAGCGTCGAATCCTCGAAGCCTTGGAGGAGGCACTAGATGCCAAGCGTCGCGCCACTTGACCTCATAGCCGCAGAGCGTCTCGATTGGGTCAAAGCCTCAGCCAGACGTGAGCAGTTAGAACCCGAAGGCGACTGGACAACCTGGCTCTACTTGGCAGGTCGAGGAGCAGGCAAGACCAGGAGCTGCGCCGAATGGCTTGCGGCCAAAGCCGTCTTTCAACCCAACACTCGATGCGCCGTCATCGCTCGAACCTACGCCGACGCCAGAGACACCTGCGCTGAAGGTGAGTCGGGAATCCTGAACGTACTGCGCCGGTATCAAATGTTGGAGAACTACAACCGCTCCATCGGTGAGATCGTTCTGACGAACAAGAGCCGGATCAAACTCTTTAGCGCCGAGGAACCCGACAGGTTGAGAGGGCCACAGCATGAGTTCATTTGGTGCGACGAGTTGGCGGCCTGGCAGTACGAGGACACCTGGGATCAGGCTCAGTTTGGTCTGCGCTTGGGAGAACGGCCACAAGTCGCCATCGCGACCACGCCAAGACCCACGCAACTCTTGAAACGCATCATGGAGCAACCGACAACGGTGATCACTCGGGGAACCACCTACGACAACCTCTCAAACCTTGCCCCGACGATGGCCAACAGTATTCTGAACCGCTACGAAGGCACCAGGTTAGGTCGACAAGAACTCATGGGCGAGATGATCTGGGAGGTCGAAGGCGCACTGTGGACAGCCGAGCTGCTTGACCAACATCGAGTCTCGCCGGATCTCTTGAAGGCCGAGGCCCTGCCAGACGACCAGGTTGACAACGGCCTGTCAGGTTTGGAACTCATCGGTGGCAAGACGAGAGCACAGATTGAGTTAGTCAGAATCGTGGTGGCGATTGACCCTGCCGTCACAACTGGCGAGAACAGCGACGAGACCGGCATTGTGGTCGTTGGCAAAGGATCTGACGGTCACGGCTATGTCTTGTCTGACCGCAGTTGTCGAGAGTCGCCGCTTCAATGGGCGCACCGAGCAGTCCAGGCCTGGCGTGACTGGGGCGAGATCGGCCCCATTGTGGCAGAAGCCAACCAAGGCGGAGACCTGATTGAGACAACCCTGCGCGCCGTCGCTCCTCACATACCCTTCAGGAAGATTCACGCCAAAGTCGGGAAGCGATTACGCGCCGAGCCGGTATCGGCACTCTACGAGCAAGGCCGGATTCATCACGTCGGCACCTTCCCCACGCTCGAAGATCAGATGACTGGGTGGTTGCCGGACAGTGGCGTCTCACCTGACCGACTCGACGCGTTGGTGCACGGCATTGTCGAACTCGACTTAGCACGCGGATCTTCGGCGGACAGGTGGTTCGCAGAAATAGCGCCAGCGTGTACCGTATGTTCACACCCTATGAACCCATCAGAGGCGTCTTGTCGAAACTGCAATACGCAAAGGAAGGCCACATGAGCGACGTACAAGCCACAATCTCAGCCGACGCACAAAAGGCAATCGACTCCATAGCCAGCGCGAAGCGTGTTGTCGCCGATGCTCAGGCCATCGTCAAGCACCCGAACACTTGGGTCGCCAACCTAACGAGCGCCGCAACCGCCGTTGTCGCCATCATTGTGATCTTCCACCCAGGCTTCAAGGAGCCAGCCGCAGTCCAGGCCGCCATCGGTTCGGCATCGGTCATCGCCGCAGCTGCTTCTCAAGTAGTTCACTTCGCCACTCGACGCCAAGCCCAGACCGCTCTAGCCGTCGCCAAGATCACGAAGTAGTCCTCAGTGGCAATCTGGAATCGCAAGCCAAAAACCTCTGACGCAGACCTGGCGAAACTCATCGCTGAAGAGGTCTCCAAGGCCATCAACAACCCTTACGCCGCCGCTGGTGGTGCAGTGGTGCCGTCAATGCCAGGTATGCCATCGGGCTACGCAGGCGGAGGCGGCCAGGGATTACTTCAGACCCCAGGCACGCCAGCGATGCCCTTGCCTCGACCTGCCGACTCTTTCGGATCTCAGTTGGGGCCAGCGATGCCCTACCTGCCAGCACCGCTTGACCCAGTCTTTGACGACTCTGGCCGTGCGCTCCCGAGAAAGTACGAATACGAAGTTGCATGGAACCTCAACCTGACTCAGCAAGTCACGCCCTGGGCGATCCTGAAGGGCCTGGCCGAGCAGTGCGACATCGTTCACCGATGCATTGAAGTCAGAACCGCCGAGATGATTGGGCTCGAATGGGAGATCACGGTTAGTGATCAGGCCATCACACAGATCATGCAAGAACGCAACTGTGGTCACGCCAAGGCCAACCAGATAGCGCGTGACCAATACAGTGACGAGATCGCCAAACTCAAGCAGTTCTGGGAAGCGCCTTACGTTCACCCTGACCGAGGCTTTGCCGAATGGTTGACCGAGGCCCTGTGGAATCACTTTGTCTACGACGCCATGCCGATCTATCCTCGCTACAACCTTGGCCGTGAAGTCATCGGCTTTGACATCATCGACGGTGCCACGATCAAGCCCCTGCTCGACAATCGTGGTGACATACCCCACGCGCCGTCACCAGCCTTCCAACAAGTCCTGTGGGGATTCCCTCGTGGCGAGTACCAGGCCAGCAAGGACAGCGATGGCGACTTCTTCACAGGCCAAGGCCCAGACGGTGAATACATCAGAGACCAACTGGCCTACTTCGTCAAGAACCGCCGCACCTGGTCGCCCTACGGTTATTCCTCTGTCGAGATGTCAATACCAATGGCCACGCTCTACCTAGAACGTCAGCAGTGGCTCAGGGCCGAATACACCGAAGGCACGATGCCGACCACGTTTATGAAGACCGACTCTGACGAGTTGGATCACCTGAAACTGGCTTCACTCGAACGCGTACTGAACGACACCTTGACAGGCCAGACCGCCGAGCGCCACCGAATCAAGATGTTGCCTAAGTCCTTTGACCCAGTGTTCGCCCCAACGATTGACGAACGCTACAAGGACACCTACGACGAGTTCATCATCAAGCGCGTCTCTGCCATGTTCGGAGTTCAGCCCACGCAACTCGGCATAATCCCTCGAACTGGATTGGGTGGCAAGGGCCAGCAGGAAGGCGAGCAAGACAACGCCGAACTTATGAGCAAGAAGCCTTTGGAGAAGTTCATCGCCGACTGCATCAACTCACTCAACCGTCGATTCCTGGGTGGCACCTTTGGCACCGAGTTCGTCTTCTCAGATGAAGGCACCACGAAACAACAACTTGACCAGGCCCAGGCACTTCAGATGTCGCTTTACTCAGGTCAGAAAACCTTGAACGATGTCCAAGCCGAACTTGGTCAACCGCTTTACAATATGCCAGAGGCCGACGAGCCGTTCATTGTGGCTGGTAACGCCATCACCTTCTTGAAAGGCATGTTGGAAACCGACAGCAGTGGCGAGACTACAGCCCAAGTCGGCACCGAGGGTGCAGACGACACCAGCGGCTCAGTCGGCAACGCACCCATCGCATCGCCGATCCCTGACGAACCAAAGCCCGAAGAACCAAAGCCCGAAGAGATTCCAGTTGAGACCAAGGCCGCAGACGTCGGCTCTCAGAAGTCCACCGAAGCGGAGATGAAGTCGTTCAAGTCCTTCGTGGCCAAACGTAAGGCCGCAGGCAAATGGCGTGACTTCGTCTTTGAGACCGTCGACGCTGACGTTGCCAAGGTTCTCAACGAGCAGGCCCAGTCCGATGTCCTAAAAAAAAAGTCAATCCAGGCAGGTCGCCGAGTGACTTACCAGGAGCAGACCGCCTAGATCAGATCATCTCTCACTTCGGCCCACAGATCCGAGAGGCCATGAGCAAGATCATCTCTCAGACTGAGATCACCGCCGCCATACATCGAGCGCAGGCCAAGATCAAAGCCGAGGTCACTGGGCTTCAGAACATCTCACTGAACCTTCAGCCCCTTGGGTCAGTCCTGCGAAACGTCTCATCAGCCGGTTATCTCTCAGGCATCAAAGCCACCGGTGACGTTCACCCACAGCAGGGGATTCAGAACATCTCCAACACCGCCTCTATCGCATCATCAACCGACTGGTCTAAGTGGAAGCCAGGCGACGCCGCCGCAGCTGCTCAAACCGCCGATGGTGGACTGGCCGACCTTCTCGCCGCTCAGGGCGATGTCATTCAAGGGATTAGTGACACCACACTTGGCGTGATCGGAAATGTCATATCCGATGGATTGGCCCAAGGTTCAAGCGTTGACGAGATCTCAAGGAACATCAGAGACTTTCTTGACAACCCAGACCGAGCCGACATGATCGCAACAACTGAAGCCAACCGAGCGCAGACCGCCGCCGCATCGGAGCAACTCGACGCGATGGGCTTCACCCAATTCAACTGGTTGGCCTACGACGGAGCGTGCGACGAGTGCCTTGACCAAGAAGCAGACAACCCACACGACCTCAGCGACGATCAACCACCAGGACACCCGAACTGTCGTTGTGCAATCACTGGCGCTGGTGAAGCAGGCCTAGCGTCGGAGTCATAGTCGGCGCTACTACGCTTCTCAGATAGTTCACCTAACAAGGACGTTTAGACCTATGAGCATCACCTACGCCTACGCTGGCGACATCGTCAAAACCGAGAACTCTGACGGCGACTTGATCGTTTACGGCAAAGCCACCGGCCCTGACCTTGACCTCGAC